ATAAATATAAGATGAGTGAAACAACCAAAAATAAAGGAATCCACAAAATAAAACCAACAATTTTAAAGACCAATAACAAATTTGCTAGAGTCATATTTTTTAACCCCTTCAATTTTTTTAACATTTCCAGCTACCAATTCAGTGATTGTTAAATTATGTTTTTTACCTTTTAGGTCTTTCATCCATTCAAGGCTATCAGGTTCAAAAAATGATATCATTTTCCATACCAGGTTTCCTTGGTAATCTGTTTCTTCAATCATCCATGCTTTAACATTACTCATGTTTACTCCTATAAGTTCCTACTTCAAGTAATTCAACGCTTTTAATTTTCCAGTTTTTTCTATCAAATATTACTCTTATATTTGGTTTAAAGTTAGTTTTTCTGTGTGGGGAGTTTGTAATATTAAAATATGCTGTGCCATCCTCCCGAAGACCTGTGTAGTATTCTTTCACAATGTCTTCGAGCGGCATAGCTTTTTCTTTCATAATTGCTACTACATCAACTTCTCCGGTTACTTGTTTTGTCCATAATGCTATGTTATCCATATCTTATCCTTTCTTGTTAATAAAAAATATGATTAGCTATTGCTAATTTAATTTGCTTTTGTTTTGACCATATAGGTTTTGTTGTTCTTGTATGAAACCATTTTGCGCCTTTTGTAGGATCATCTATTTTCTTTTCTAGGATTGCTTTTGCTAGCGGTATTAAATAAGCCACTTGTTGCTGCGTTGGCATTCCATAATCTAAAAATTGATATTGATATGGTTGTTGCATAATTTCACATATCGTTTTTGGATAATTAGGATCAGCTTTTCTGTTTATAGCGGTATATGCCACTGCTACTCGACTTATATCGCTAGGTTCACCTCTAGCTTCTCCAAACATAATCATACTTAAGCACATAATCTCATTTAACATTTACACCTCACTAAAATGTTATTTGTTCAGGCCTTTCGTCTTCCCATCTATGTTGATTCAAGTATGTAGATGGATTAGGTATGAATTGCCCACCGTTTTTATACCATTGGTCTGTTTCTTTCTGCCATTCCAATGCTATTAAAATTTGTTCTATATTTGGTTTTGTCTTATTCCAGGCTTTTTGTGCTGCCTGCTTACCTACCTTTCTTGGATATGCCTGCCAAAATCTTTCGAAATCGCCAAGTATATATATATTGGTTAATGGTTTATGGTTAATGGTTATTGGTTTATGGTTAGCATTGCGTTCGCTATGCGTTGGCATTGCATTCGCATTGCGTTCGGATTGCCATCTTACTTTTGCCGATTTACTAGCGACTTCACTTTTACTGTGAAAAGTTTGAATTTCAATTTCACACCTTCGATGAATGTAACCAGTTTCAGTTTGAGTAAAGAAATCATCAAGCACACTTTTAATAGCATTTTTTTCCTCCGTAGTTTTGGCTGATAGTAGCCTGAATAGCTTTGTTTCGTCTAAACTCAATGGCTCTTCATTGAGATAGTATTGGTCTAACAATTGCCGATATGCACCGTGTTCTAGAAGCGTTAGGTGGCTTGTATCCTTTCTGTAGTCGGCAATATTATGTTGATAATAGTGCATTTTGTCCTTTCTTATATTGTGCTTCAGGACAAAGATTACTCTAGTTTGATTTATTCTAGCAAGTATTTTTTTATGATTTCTTTACCTTCCTCGTAGGAATATGCCACTTTTGCGTCATAACCCATTGATTCTGCTAAATTTATGAATTCTTTTTGATCTGTGGTTAATTTACCACTTTTGGCCTTCATTTCTAGAAAAAGCCCATGTTTTGTCTTATTTGGGATCATTAAAAATAAATCAGACACGCCTGGAACTACGCCTTCTCGTTTAAGTTTGATAGCAGTTCCTATGTTTCTAACACCGCCATTAGGTATGGCCCACAAGCATTTTATTTGCTTTGGGTATTGTATTCGATACCATTGCACGAGCAGAACTTGCTCTGCATGTTCGCTTCTAGATGTTAACGCCATCTATCTTTTCGGCTTTCTTACCTGTGAACTCTTCCCATCTTTGAATAATAACATCAACATATTTTGGGTCCAGTTCCATGCCGGCACATTTTCTTTGTAATGTTTCACACGCAATTAAATTGCTGCCTGATCCTAAAAATAAATCCACGACTACATCGCCTGGTTTAGTAAAATGTTTTAATGCTTTTTGATTCACTTCTACCGGTTTTTGAGTAGGATGCATGTAGAAGGCTGTGTTGTCTTTTCCCACTTTCCAAACCACTGGCCCTTCAGTCATTCTGTTTACTAATTGCCTTAATTCATCTTTACTTGCTTTATTAATCCATTCGACTTTTTCCTCTTCCTGGAAATCCCATACCGATCCTATGCGGCCTGATTGAATTAAATTATCTCTATGAACTACTAATCCTATTTCAAAATCAGATGAAAGAGTTCGCATGCAATCTCCCATACCTCCACCACCTTTATGCCAAATAATGATGTTAGTGACGCGCTCAAATTCCTGTTTAATGCGTTTCATCCATTCATCAACAACTTGGTATCCTGTCCACATGTAAAAAAATCCGTTAGTATATTTTTTGGCTAATCCTATGTAATCTAAAAATACATCGTCATTTTTAATCATGCCGTATTTGTCAGCTTTTGGATCGTATGCGATGCCATATGGAGGGTCTGATATGCAGTGTATGGTTTCATCAGAATATGGGTATAGTAATTTTTGAACATCCTCTTCTTTTGTAGAATCTCCACACATGAGTCTATGCTCGCCCAGTTGATAGATATCGCCATACATAGCCTTGGGTTCAGTCGGTGTGACTGGTGTATCGTCTACATCGGTTAATCCGTCAATCACATCGCCATTTAATAATTTATTAATCTCGCCTGGTTCAAAGCCTAGGTCTGTTAGGTCTATTTCACCGTTTAGTGCTTCCAGTTCTATAGCTAATAATTCGTTATCCCATGTGGAGTTCATCGCGATCCGGTTGTCGGCCAGTATAAAGGCTTTTTTTTGCGTTTCTGTGAGATGTTCGAGGGATATGGTCGGCACTTCCGTCCAACCGAGTCTTTGGGCCGCTAAAACGCGTCCATGGCCTGCAATAATGCCATTATCTTTGTCAATTAGGACTGGGTTATTAAAGCCAAACTCTTTAATGCTAGACGCAATTTGTTTTATCTGATTTTCATCGTGTTTTCGTGCATTATTGGCATAAGGTATGAGGGAATCGATGGGTTTTGCTGTAATTATCATATATTGTCCTAAAAGTGATGAATTTTGCTTATCTTAACATTATTTGCAGAAAGTTTGCACATTTTTGAAATCTATGGATAATAGGAACTGTAGCAACAACGCTACTTTAACTTACTGAAGAGGACTTATATATGACAAGAATCACATTAGCAACAATCAAAAAATTCATACGCGAAAATCGCGATAATCTTTTAATCAAAAATATTTCAGAATTTAGTGGTATGACTGACGGTATTGAGCCTTCACGCGATCAATCATTTCGTCCAGCTATTAAACCTGTGCCTGATTGGAATGCTAAAAATATGTTAGATATTCAATATGCATGGTTTGTAGGCGGATCACGCGATTCATTTAATCGTTATGATGATGATCAACATACAGGTTTTGAAGTTTATAATTGCTGCGGTCATTTTGTATTGGCGGTGGCTAAATGAAACTACTAACCGCACTATTAATCGCACTCCCTATCGTATCATTCGGTGGGGAGCCAGTTAAGCTTCGTTATAATTGGGTTGAGAATAAATATAATTACGCACCTAAAGAAGCTAAACTTAAATATAACTGGACTGCCGACCAATACGAGTTTGTTATGCCAAATTCTAAACTCAAACTTAATACTCAATCAAATAATTATGAGTATGTGCAAACTCAAATTGATCCTTATAAATCAGAGATAGGGGAATAACATGACAAGACAAACAAAACAACTTATTATTTTTGCAATTGCTTTTTGGGCTTATTTTGCTCTTTGGTTGTATGTTTTATATCCTTTGCTAGACAATTTCTTGAAAGGAGTATAATATGACGACAAATCAAACACTTACGGAGGACATTATGTCTGACCAAGTTGCAGTTGAGAATAAGATACATATTCAAGCGCTTCATCATCCTGATCCTGATTTTTTTGATGATTCAGATGAAATTAAAAATATGTTAGAATTGATTGAGTATTACTTAACTTTTCAATGTAAAAATTGGGGAGATTTGTATGCAGACTCTGAAAATTCAGGACCGTTCATCAGCAAAATTCATGCTATTTTATTTGATGCCAAAGATGATGAAATTGGCCGCATACGAGATGAATTCAACAAAGCAATCAAAGATATGGCACACTTTGTTTACACCAATCATGAAAAAAATCGTTGGGCTAAACGCATTTACGATGATACGATTGCTAATATAATTTAAATAATAAGGACAAGATAAGATGAAAACTTCCGATAGTATCAAAACTATTGCTGCGGCTTTGGTTGCCGCTCAATCTCAAATTAGGTTTGCTGTTAAGGATTCCACTAATCCTCATTTCAAATCTAAATATGCCAACATCAATTCAACGGTCGATGCAATCAAACCTGCTCTCAATGACAATGGTATTGCTTTCATTCAATCGTTAAGCCCTTCAGACGACGGTAAACTTCATTTAACCACTCGTTTGCTCCATAGTTCAGGGGAGTGGATCGAAGATACTGCCGTCTGTCCTTTACAGAAGCAAGATGCCCAAGGCGTTGGGTCATGCGTTAGTTATTTAAGACGCTATAGTTTAACGGCCATGCTAGGTCTTTATAGCGAAGATGATGACGGTAATTCTGCATCTGAAGTTAGCCCTGCTTTCTTTGTTGCTAAAATCAACTCTAGTAAGTCTTTAGATGAGTTGCAAAAAAATTACATGTTTGCCATGGACCAGTTGCGCGGCAATACACACGCTACACATGAAATTATTCAAGCTAAAGATGCTATGAAAGCGAGGTTGGCATAATGGATATGGACGGTATTCGTAATTCTAACTTTTTCGGTGTTAAATTTTACTATTCTGCATATGAGCTTATGCAGATTGAAGCTCGCAAGACTCGTATTGAAGCTCTTAAACGCGAGATGGGCGATAAGTATTTACTTGCGCCTTTGTATACTAAATTAAGGAAGCCTTTAAAATGACAGATGAAATTATCCAAGGTTCAGATGCCTGGCATCAGATGAGGTTGGGAAAGATAACCGCCTCACGGATTGCTAGTATCATGACCAAAGTTAAATCAGGCGAGTCTGCTTATCGCAAACGCGCTAAATTTGAAATAATTAGGGAGCGTTTAACAGGAAAGCGAATTGAGTCATATAAGACATCTCTCATGCAGCGTGGTATTGATTTGGAGCCATTGGCTCGCGCCAAATATGAGCATGTGAAAAATGTCATGATTGATCAGATTGCTTTTGTTAATCATCCTACTATTAATATGGCTGGCGCTTCACCTGACGGTTTGATTGGTGATCATGCTTTGTTAGAGATCAAGTGTCCTAGTCCGGAAAACCATTTAGGCCATCTTATTGATGATGGTGCAGATTTAGTTGCTTCCTATAATGCTCAATGCCAATGGCAGTTGGCTTGCATGCCTGGTCGCAAGTATGTAGATTTAGTTTCTTTTGACCCAGATCAAAAAGAGCACTTGCAGTTGTTTATCAAGCGCTTGTATCGAGATGATGCCTGGATCGCTGAAGCTGAAAGAGAGGTCATCGCTCTAAATGATGAGATTGAAAATATTATATTAAAATTAGAGGAGTTTACAAATGGCTGAACAATATGTTCCTAAACCTGGCACTGGCAGTGCTTTTAAAAAT